AGGTGAAAACGATGCCGCTGCTGAAGCGGGTACTGCTATTGGTGGTCCTTCGTTATCTCCAGAGCGTTTAGCTTCTTATATGGATCTATCAAAAATGTTATTAATTCAAACTAATGATTCAGTTGAAAGAGCTGTACGTGATGACATGATGCGAGCAATCGCTGCTCAAGTTGAAGGTGCTGCGTTAGGCGCTGCTGATGGTACTGGTGCAATTCCTCAAGGTGTATTTGACGCTGCTACAGGAACTGCTGCTTCTGGTGCGGCTACATTAGCTAAGATGATCACGCTAGAAAGAGAGGTTGCTGAGCACAATGCTGATTTCGGTCGACTAGCGTTTATCACTTCTGCAAAAGGAAGAGCTAAACTTAAGCAAATTGCCGGTGATGTTGTTGATGGTACTGACTACGCTGCTAGTGCACTGTGGAAGATGGATAATACAATTATCGGTCATCCAGCTTATTGCACTAATAATATCGCTGATACTTATAATACTAACACTGAGTCTGGTGTTGTATTTGGTAGATGGGATGATTTAGTTATTGGTCAATTCGGAACTGCTCTAGATGTATTAGTTGATCCTTATACACAAGCTGCTTCTGGCGCTATTAGAATTGTTATCAACTCTTATTGGGATACTGCATTCCGAAGAGCTGATTCATTCGCTACAATAGAGGGAATTACATTTTAATAATTAGAATAGTAATTAATTTGAAAAGGGGAGGATCAAGTCCTCTCCTTTTTTTTTAACTTTAACTTATGGCACGATTAGAATTATATGACAATCCAACCCAAACGGTTGTATCAACAGCAGAAGCAAAGTCACAGTTGAGAGTAACTCATACTGGTGAAGATACTTATATCGCTAGTTTAGTTGCTGCGGCGACAGAGATGGCAGAGAATTATGTGGGCGGACATTTCATTAATCATGCCTATAATTTATATTTAGAAAGTTGGGATGATACTTATGTTAGCAACGCAGAAGAGATAAAAGGTTTTTGGACTAATACCTTAAAAAGTCCTGTGAATTTAAAGTATGGAGGGTATTTTAGTAAATGGACTGGATTATACCAGTTATTATTAACTAGAGCACCACTGTATTCAGTTGAGCATATTAAATACTATGATACTTCAAACACACAGCAAACATGGTCTGACACAAATTATAATGTAATGAAATTTGCAAATCAAAAGGGATTTGTGGAAATAGTAGATGGACAAGGTTTACCCGATCTAGCGAGTAGAGCAGACGCTGTTGAAGTAAGGTATCACTCTGGTTATGGTACAGGAGCGGTTGGAGCTAGTAAAGTACCATCAGCTATCAAGCAAGCTATACTATTAATAGTAGGACATTTGTATGAGAAAAGAGAGGATAGCGTTTCTCGTTTGCCTAAAGCATCTGAGTACATGTTAGATCCATATAAAATACAATTATACTAATGGCTAAAAATGAAATATTATCAGCTGGAGAATTAGATGAGTATATTGGTATATTCGAATATACTAGTACTCAGAATGACTATGGTGAGATCACTAAAACTAAGTCATTAATAAAATATGTTTGGGCTAAACTTATTACAACAGGAACAAAAGGTGTTGAGAAAGTTATGGACGATACTATAATTGCTCGTAGTAAAATTAATTTTTTAGTGCGATCAGATTTTATGTATAAAATGGATAATGCTTCTATATCACCAGAAGAAAAGTTCTGTGTTCTTTATGAGACTAGATATTGGAATATAAGTAGTATGGAATCTTTAGGAAGAGGAAAAGGAGTAATCATAAGATGTTATAGAAACGATAATATTAGATAATGAAACAAACAGGATCATACGGAGAAGCAGTAAGAGTAGAGCTATCTAAAAAAGATAGAGACGAACTCATCAGATCTTTAGATAAAATTAGAGATGTGTTTGGTAGTAGTAAGAAGATGCAAGCTTTAGCATTCGACGCTGCTAAGCCAATGGCTCAGTATATAAAACAAACAGCACCTGTGAATACAGATCCTAGATATATAGGTGATAAAATACACTGGAAGGGATATAAGCCTGGTGCTTTGAAAAGATCTATAGCGCGATGGAAACAATATGGAGGAGTATTAGTTGGTGCTAGGTTTGGAAAGAATTCAAAAACAATAGCTAACGATGGGTGGTATGTTCATTTTGCTCATGATACTCACCCTGTTAGAGGAGGAAAGAGTACTAAAAAATCAACTGGTTTCATAGCTGATGCTATAATGGTTATGGGACAAAGTACAGTTAATTTATTAAAAGAAAATTGCAAGAGATTACTTGACGGATTATGGTAGGGAAATTTATATATTCATTATTAACAGGTGCGCCAACTTATTATTCTACAGATCCAGATAACGCTGCTTATAGAATAAATAAGGAAGTAGCTGGTAGAATATATCCTAATATAAAACCTCAAACAGTTGGAACATACGGAACTAATTTACCAGATCCTAGTCCTTATATAATTTATACTGTTGAAAAAAATGATCCATCAGACATAAAAGGCTATACCAGATCACCAAGAAATAATTATGATATAACAATAGATGTTGTTGATTCTAGCTATTCTACGGTCACTAGAATAAGTTCTTTAATTATAGATCTATTGTCTAGATATAAAAATCCTATAAATTCCGTTACTGATATTTTTTATGGAACAGGTATTAAGTCATCTGCTGGGCACAAAATATGGGGAGAGTATTGTCCTCCTTCAACAGGATTAATACAATACTTTGGAGGAATACAGGTAATAGCTATGAATTTTGAAAACTGTTTAGAAACTTATAACGATGATTTATATGAGTATAGGAATATATTGAATTTTACTCTATCTACTAAGGATGATTTTTCAACATGGGGAGCCGATATATCTTTAAATATTCATGATCTAAATTTAATGGCTACTAACATTAATTCTACTGATGATCCATTATATACACAACCTGTAGCTATGGATCAAGGAGTTAATTATTTATACTCACCATCGTGTTGTGCTGAAACTAATAATGTTAGTGATACTAGTTCAAATGGTATGTATGATATATGGTATGATGATTCAGGAACAGTATCAAATCCATCCAATACAAATAGACCTAATATCAAAAAATCAATAGTAGATTTACCTTATACAATTGGATCTAATTATTTAGAGTTCGGTACAAGCAAGTATTTACGATCATTACAGTTAACAGAAAGACGTGATAGAAAATATAAAGAAGGAACAGCTTTTTTTGTTATGGACATACCAGACTCTATAACATCTTCAAAAGAATCAGCTATTTTATATGGTGATACTGCTAGTGGTACTTATCCATCTGGAATGATTTATGCGGGTTGTGTTTCTGTTAGTGGAGGAGCTGTACTAAAAATGAATTTCGGTGGAATAGGACTTCAAGAAGATGGGAAAGATAGAGGGTTGAATTTTACTTCAGGAACTATAATATCATGGCCTTTTCTAGGTATTAATCCAACTTTAACATTGACAAAACCATTTTTCATAGCAGTATCATTTAGAAGAAAACCTGATGATAATACTAAAGTAGAGGGTAAATTTGATTTTGTTGCTAGTAGTGATTTTACAGATGATGGCGCTGACAATAATATTTACTATGGTTATTCAGATGCGTCTTACTTGTCTGATTGGGCAGAGTATTTTTTCAATTTCTCTACTATACATACTGATGTTTCTAATTATGATCCAGAGGCAGGAGGGTGGATAGATCCTATTAATCCTAACGCAGCGATGAATTTGTACGACATGGTTGTTTGGCCTGAGTATTTAGAATTTGGTAGCAACAAGTATATGAAAATCAAAAAGGAGATAATAGGGAAGTATGGTTGGTGGAAAAAAACTAGTAACTAATGATCGGAAAGTTTGTATATAAATTATTAACGGACAATATATCAGAGTTATCTGCTGGTGGGGTTTATCCTGTGATTAACCCTCAAGATCCTGGAACAGATTATCCTCGTATAATATATTCTTGTTTTACTACTTTTGAAAAGTCAAAAGATCAATTCCCTAACCAAAGAAAAACATCTCTTAGTTTAAAAATAAAAGGAGAAAGTTATGATCAGGTTAATTTGTTGTCAGAAAAGGTTAGAGATCTATTAGATAGTTTCACTGATAGCCAGTCTACTGGTCAAGATGGTTTACCTTCTTATCCAGATAATGATGGCTATACTCACAACATTATTGATAATATAGATTTTGATAAAATAATTTTTGATAGATCAGAAGATTATTATGACGAAGACCTATTATTGTATAGTAAAATAGATACATATAACGTCCTTTGGTATGATGATATTTTGAGATTGTGTTATGATGATAAAACTACTACTCCATTATTTTTTCACTTAGATTTTGGACTAAAATATTTAGGCACGTACTGGAATTCTCCACCATTGTCAAGTGGTAACACTGTTGCTTGGGTATATAATAGAGTTATACGACCAACATTAGCTTTTGATGGAGCTACTCCAACTGTTTGGGGTGGTAAGTGGGAATCAGCTTATGGAAATAATCCTGCTTTTGATTATAGACCAATTTGGAATCATGCTACTCCCACTCTCCCTGCTAAAATTACTTTTGGCGATGATGATATTTTAGGAATTGAAGATCCAACAGGATATGGTTCTGGTCAATTTGAAATACCATACGGCGGATTGTTTATTATTGTATATAAGCCAACAGGTACAGAAGATTATAACTATCTAAATGGTACTCCTGAAAATGGTAACGCTAAACAAATATTAGTATCACATTCTAAGATAGGATCTGATATAAAAATAGAAGTAAATTTCAATGATGATTTTACAGATATTAGTGCATCAAATACACTTTTATCTGAAACAGATTCAACAAAATACTGGGATGCTGACGTTCATTTTTTAGCACTTAGCTTTGGAGGTATTCCTAGTAAAATTGGAGGGGCATATACTGGAAGAGGATGGTATGAGTACTTTAACTCTGATTACAATCCAAATAAAACTACGGGACAAATAGAGAATAGTATGATCTCTGGAACAACAGATTCAATAAGTGGAGGAATTGGATGGGGAAATATAGGAAAATATGGTGGTGCTTTTAGCGCGGGTTTTGATATTTACGAAACTATGGGATTCGTAGCTACTGAGAAAAGATCAGATGCTAACGATAACGCTATCACGCCATTCTCTCCTGGAGGGATAATATATAATCAAGCAAAAAATTATATATTGAATAAGTATAAATTATTAAAATAAAATGATATGAAAAAATGGTTTTACGCAACGCTTAAAAAAGCTAAAGGCAAGAGAGAGTTAGGATCTAAATGTGGTCCTATGGATCTTAAAAGATATACTGAAATGGTTGAAAAGGGTTTTATAGATGATGAGTATAATATGTTATCCCCTTCGATCAAAAAAGAAACACCAAAAACAAAAGTAAAGGAAGATGATAATAAAAATAGTATTAATAAAAAAAGTAATTAAAGATGGCTACAATTATAAATGGAACTGATATGGTTCTAAAAGTTAATCCAGGCGACTCTGAAACTCCTTCAACAGGTACTTTAACGGCTATTGCTGCGGCTACAAGTTGTACCGTCTCGATAACTGTTGATACAGGAGAAGTAACAGACAAACAATCAGGCGATAGAAAAGAATTTCATGGTTTAAGTTCTTCATGGACAATGGACGCTGACGTTTTCTATAATGAGGATGGAACTGATGATATGCAAACTTTATTCCCAGCTATGTATGGTGATAGTGAACCTTCACAAAATGGCGTTGTTCAATATCCTAGATACGTTGCAGTAGAATTTCAGGGATCTTCAGCAACATATAGTGGTAATGGTTACATAACTTCTATAAGCGCTTCTGGTGGCACTGAGGATGCTGGTACATATACAGTAAGTATACAAGGAACAGGAGCATTAGCGCAAGGGTAATAAATAAATAAATAATAAATTAAAGTTAAAAAAAGATGGCTGTAAAAACAATTTCAGGATCTGATCTTATTTTATCAATTGATGATACTTCAACACCTAGTTTAACTGATGTAGAAGTGATAGGAGGTTCAACTTCTTGTACATTCAATGTTAATCAAGAAACGATCGATATAACAAATAAGGATAGTCAAGGGCATAAGGCCTTTATTAGTGGAGTTAATTCATGGACTATAGACTGTGATGCATTTTATACTGATGGTAGTGTTGGTACAGAAACGGTTAGACCAAGTACTATATTCACTGCTATGAAAAACGGGTATAAAATTGCGGTTAAATTTCATACTGCTACTGGTCAAACAGCAGTTCAGAAATGGACAGGGTATGGATTTATAACTTCGTTGTCTGTTAGCGGTTCTGTAGCTGAATGGAGTACATATAGTATTTCTATTCAAGGATCAGGTGCGTTAACAATGGCGAATGCATAGTAGTAGTTGTAATAATTCTTTTTATATTTGAAATAATTATAAAATTATTTTGATATGATTAATGTAAAAAAAGTCCCTATCGGTGGTGGAGTTAGACCAATTCATTTTGGATTCGCCGCTTTAGCAGAGTGGTGTGATCTAACAGGTTATGGATTAAATGACTTATCTAAATTAGGGAACAACATGAGTTTATCTTCAACAATATCTTTGGTATTTTGTGGATTAAAACATGGAGCAAGAAAAGAGAAAACAAAATTTGACTTCAATGTCAACGATGTTGCTGATTGGGTAGATGACGAAGGTATAGAAATTATAACAGAAATAATGGAAATATTTACCGAATCAATGGCTAAAGTTGGTGGCGAAAAAAAGAAGAAGGAGACTCAGAAGAAGAAGTAGAACCTGAGTCTCTAACTTTAGAACATGCTACTAAAATTGGTATTGGATATTTAGATCTCTCTTTAGAAGAATTTTTAGATTATACTCCTAGGCTTTTGCAATTAAAGTTAGAAGGTAAAAAAGAGTTATTAGAACAACTACAACAAGAGCACTGGACTCGATTAAGGTTTCAAACCGTATCTTTGATTAATAAAGATAGGAAGAGAAATCAACAAATAAAATTACATGACTTAATAAAATTCCCATGGGAAAAAACAAGTCAAAAGAAAATCGAGGCAGGTAGGTCAAGAGCAGAGTATTTAATAGCTAAAGCAAGAAAAGAAAATGGGTAAAGATTTATCAGTATTTCTGAGATTAAATTCTAAAGCATTCACCTCAGGATTAAAGAGGGTAGAAACTAAACTTGGTAGATTCAGTAAGCAATTATCAAGTGCAGGATCTAGCTTAAGTAGAAACTTGAGCATGCCTTTAATAGGGTTAGGAGCGGCTAGTGTGAAACTAGCTTCTGACTTCGAAGCTTCAATGACAAAAATCACAACATTAGTTGGTCTCCCAGCTAATGAGGTTGAAAATTTAAAAAACAAAGTATTAGAGTTAGCAGGACCAACTGCTACTGCACCTAGAGATCTAGCTGACGGTTTATTCTTTTTAACATCTGCTGGTTTAGATGCTACAGATGCGATGGCAGCCTTAGAACAGGTTGCTAAAGGAACAGCGATGGGATTAGGGGAACAAAAAGATCTCGCTAAAGTCGCCGCCGCTGCTCAAAACGCTTATGGTGCTGAAGTCATGTCGGCTTCTGATGCGTTAGATATATTTGGAAAGATGGTTCAAACAGGTATGTTCGAATCATCAGAGTTAGCCTCTGTCTTAGGAAGACAACTTGGATTAGCTTCTAGTTTAGGTGTTAGCTTCGAAGAAGTTGGCGCTATGATCTCAACATACACAAGAACAACAGGGGATGCAACAGCTGCAACAAATGGTTTGTCGGCTGTTATGATGACTTTCGCAAAATTAAAGTCTGAACCAACCGCTCAACAAGCTAAAGCTTTAGAGGCCATAGGAATGTCCGCTGAGGATGTTACAAAAATGCTAGGTGAACAGGGTTTAATGAAAACTCTTCAACATTTACAAACTCAGTTCGGGGACAATGATGTTGCTATGGCTAGCTTTTTCAGCAAGTCTCAAGCCCTTAAGGGGGTTTTAGGTGTCTTAGGTAGTCAAACAGAAAACTACACTAACATATTAGGTGAAATGGAAGGGGCACAGGGATTTGTTAATGATGGTTTTACTGAAACAGCTAACACAGCAGAGTTTAAATTCAAACAAGCTCTAACTAATCTACAGGTTGCTGGTGTCAAACTAGGTGAATCATTAATGCCTGTTGCCACTAATATAGCGAATGCATTTAGTACTATGGCTGGGAAATTCTCAGCTATGAGCGAAGAGAGTAGAGCGAAGATAGTTAAATTAGGATTAGCTTTAATAGCGTTAGGACCAACTTTAATTATTATAGCGAAGATAGTTAAATTATTTCAATTCACAGTTAAAGCAATACGTTTAGCGAGAGGTGCGGCTATAGCTTTTGCTACAGCGATGAGAGCGATGAATCCTGTTGGAGCGATTATAGCTGGTATAGTAGCAGTTATAGGATTGATGATTAAAAACTGGGACAAAGTAAAAGTTGTATTAGTTGATGTTATCAATTGGTTTATCACATTATACAATGAAAATCAAGCTATTAAGGTGGCCGTAGAGGCGATCGGTTTTGCTTTTAATACTGTATGGAATTATTTTAAAACGGGTATCGCTAACATGGTTAGTTTGTTTCAAGGACTAGGAAATATTATACTTGATGTAATTAACTTCAGAAATCCTACAGACTCCTTTAATAACATGATAGAGGATATGAAGGGTAACATTGAAGATTTTGCCACTGATACTAGTGACCGTTTTGACAAGATGATGGATAACATTGAAAACAAAGAGCCAGTTGAATTGGTTACTGTTGGAGATGTCGATGCTTTTGTTAGTGATGTTAGTTCTCAAGTTACTGGAGTATTAGATAATATAGCTGGAGAGGGTACTTTTCTAGGAGATCTACTAGGTACTGGAGGAGAAGAAAATATAGATATTGGAGAAGTTGATGCTATAGCAAATGTTACAGGAGTGAACATGGGAGAAGGAGAAGAAGGAGGAGAAGGAGAAGAAGGAGGAGGTTTAGTTGTTGATGTTGATGCTGATACTACTAAAGCGACTGAAAAAATACAAGAATTAGAGTCTGCAACAATGTCAGCTTTTGACGCGATGGCTAATAGTCAAGAGGGAGGTATGGGAGCTATGGTAGATACTGTAAAATCGCAAGCTAGGGAAATAATAAAAACTAAGATAGCGGAAGGAACGGCATCTTGGGCGGCATCTGCTTTTAAAGGATTGCCATTCCCATTAAATGCTATAGCCGCGGCAACAGCGGGTGTTGTTGTTGGAGGTATATTCAACGCTGTTATTCCTCCATTTGCTGAAGGTGGTTTAGTTACTGGACCTACTCTAGCAATGGTCGGTGAAGGATCTGGAACTTCAAATATTAATCCAGAGGTAATAGCACCATTAGATAAATTAAAAGGAATGATCGGTGGTAGGGGTGGTACAGGGAGGTTACATGGAAGTATCTCAGGATCTGATATTTTATTAAGCACTGATAGAAGTACAAACGAACAAGATCGAGTAGGCGGATCTGTTACTAATTTTTAATATATGTCATATATAAAATACAAATGCGAATTTTATTCTCAACATGATGAATCACCATCACGATGGGAAATGCTTATTCATAAAAAATCTGGTACACCACCAGGCTCACCAATAGAATTTAATTGTAGAGCATCGGGGTTTACGCTAACAATGGATGGTGATGAGGACACTATGTTAGCTCCTATAAAAACCTCGTCTGCTGAATTTACTTTTGTAATAGAAGATGGTAATACTGATCAGGAGGAAATCGTAGAAGATCTATTAGCAGTAGCTAATGATAATGAAGGAGAATTGTGTTTAGAATTAAGAAGACATGATGGAACTGATTTTAGAAGATATTGGATAGGTGTTATACTAGGTGACTTAAGTACTCTAGCAGATAGATCACCTCATAATTTTATAAAGATTAAAGCGGTTGATGGATTAACACAATTAAAATATAAAAAATTCCCTGATGATAAAACAGGAACTAGATCAGCTTTGTATTATATCAAAGCTGCGTTAATGGAGATTACTAGTAGTTCTGATAACTTCCCTTTTTGGTCAACAGGTGATGATGATACAAGAGGTTTCTTGTGTCACATGCCTTTCTATTATAATAAAGCTATGGGAAATATAACTAGTTCGTCTTGGAGGGATGATTTAGATCATGATCCTTTGGCTTGTGTTAAAATTCCTAGCTGGGTATTTAAAGACAAAGACGGAGTATATTGGAGTTGGTATAAGATATTAGAGCAAATTTTATCAGCGTTTCAACTTCGTATTATGATGACTCCTTTAAGAGATGATGTTGGAGGTAGTGATTGGTGGTATACATCTAACTGCACTTGGTTTCTACAAGCTCCATTACTTAATCATTCATCAAGTGATAATGGCGGTATTTCTTTAACTAGTCGATATGTATTTATTCATGAAAAAACTTTAACTACAGACGAGGCTGTTGAATATGATGGTGTGTCATTTTTAATAGCGAATCCAGAAACAGTAATAGCAGGAGCAAAAGAAAAATTCATACCTCCATTATTATCTTACAAATCTATATATAACCATAAAGAATTTTTGGGAATGAATATAGGTCCTGGATCAATGCAAACAGCGTGGCAAGAGGCTGAAATGTCAGCTGGTGCAAGTGGTGTATGTGAATTCAGTTCACTTGTTAATTATGCATACATGATGGATGATAATGATTCTTATGATTACTATCCTTTAAGTAAAATATCTGAACAACCTCCTGTCGGCTGGCCAGGATCTTATGCTCAGAGAACATGTGGTCAAAAAATAGTTGTTACAGGGAATGTAACTATACATCCTAAAAATCATGGATTTGTTGCTTCTGGTGGATCTATTGGTTATGATTCAGCTGGTCAGTATTATAACGCTGCTGGTCCTATGACATGGCAAGACGCATGGGGAAACAATGTATATGGAATTCAAGATTCTAGTTACTCTATGCCTAGGTTAGCATTGAGAGTACAAACAATATGGAAAGATCCAGATGGTCCTATCGTAGATCAGGAGGGTGATTATTATTCTTCAGGAACTTGGTGGATGGGTGATAGAAGGTTTGGTATATTATGTGGAAGTGCACCTTATAATTATTGGGATGAGCCTATCTCTGGTTTATGGAGAGCAAGTTCTAATGAGAATTGGAATTATGCACAAACTGGAGAAAGAGGTGTGTATGGTTACGATGGTAGTTGGTACGGATTGATATATAATAATAATAATCCTAATAATCCCAATCCAACTATTTATTATGATGATGATGGAGTAGCTTTATGGGGAACAGACATAGGTTATCATGATCCATATTGGTGGAGTTCAACATCTCCCGATCCTTGGACGCAACAAGCTGGTGACAATAGATTTGCATATTTCAGTCCTATATTTCACCATCCGTTTATACAAGCACTTAATGGAAACGGTACTGCTGGAAACTGGGATAGCGGTTGGTGGGACATAGTAGTTAGTGATTACGTTGCTAGCTTCCCTTTTTATATTGAATCAGCTCCTATACCTATTTCACGTCCTTTAAACGATCAAAATTATGGAACTAATTATATATATGGAGTTCAATTAATTGGGATAATGGGAATCGATCAATGTAATACAGAGCCTGATAGTTCTGATTATTGGAAAGTAACTGCTAAAAGTTGGGATGTTGGTGGTCAAGAAACTAGTTCTAGTACTAATAATGGTTGGTTGTGTAGAGAGAGAGGTATACAATGGGATTATGAGTTAAATGATTTAAGAATAAATATTACAGGTGTTTCTGCTGGTATCGATAGTTTCGATACTACTATAGCTTGGTATGAAAACACTAATGGATCACCATCAGAAGAAATGGTTCAAGAACCTGAAATTATTATAGGTGATAATCCTCCTGAAGATCCTTTTGCCGTTAGTAATACTGGTAACGCTGGATTTGGTGGAACATATCCTGGTCAATTCAGAATATATGAAGCTGCGGATGAGTATGGTATGGCTGAAGAAGATTCAGATACATTAAAATGGAGAACTAGGTTCGATATTTCTTCAAGTTCTAATGAAGGTTTATTGCATAAGGTTAGAGCTAAAACGGCTTTGGCTCATTACGCTATGATAAAAAGAGGATTGGAATTAACTTTTATGGATAGCACGTTTAATACGGAAATACAACAGAAACTAGCTTCAGCAGTGTATTACTGGAATACTGGAAAATGGAAAGACAATGCCGCTGGTGATCCAACTGGTTATGTTGTTACAGGTTTTAAATTTACAGCTGGCACTGGAGAAATAAAAATGACATTAGAGGATTGTGTAACTTTTCAGCGATCAGGATTAATCGATAAAACATATTCTACAAATGGCTAAAAGACCTTACGGAAAAAATATAGATTTACACAAGAAGTATAATAAGAGGCCATCTAATCAATCTTCTGCTATACCACCTAAGATTCTACATTGGCTTCAAAGATTAGAAAATACAACATTAAAAAATAATACTTATTATAATCCAACTAGAGGGACTGGTTTTAATTTGCATATAGGTGGATCTAATACAACAAACTTAAGTGATCGAAAAGGTGGAGTCCTTAAATACTCACCTGGAATGAGTAATCCTTTTTATCTTTGGCTTTTGGATAATGCTATTGCTAGAACATCTAGAAAAATACCTCGTGGAGCACAGACGTCAATACCTATAACTGATAGAGGAACTCTAGAAGGAACTTATTTGTTGGTAAAATACCAATTTTTTTATATATATGATCCTTTTACATATCAATCTGTAAAATTACAATGCGCTAATACAATGGATTCACGAGACACATCTATTGATATATCTTCTTTTAATTTTATTCAGGGGGGTTATAATTTTAGGCCAGGTTCTTTTATCGTACCTGACTACAAAAGCATCGCAAAAAAAGCAGTTCTTGGAGGTAGATATGATTTTCAATTTGCTACAGGATCTTCAACATATTTATGTAGAATTTTCACTCAAAATTATTGGTATTGTGCTGGAAATTATTATACTAATTATGGAAACGGATCATCACCCGCATTCACTAATAATACAAATACTTATAGAAGTATATCTCATACTGTTGCCAGCGATCAAGCACCTACACTATTGCCAAGCGAACAATTCCTTGGTGGTCAGGCAACTTTTTATATTTCTGTTAGTGGCGGTGGTGATGCGGATTTAGAATTCAAGTTTTATGCAATAACAACCGGTAGTGGTGATGGGTTAACAGGTATTCCGACTCAACATGAAATTGCTTTAGAAACAAATCAATTAGATGATACTTATACTAGTGGCGAAAGATATTATAGGCCCTATAGAGTAGACTTTGGTGGGCTATCTAATTTTGGATCATTGCCTAAAGGTACTGGGATAGCTTGTTTCATTAGGAGTACAAACAAATCTAACGTCTATTTGTATGGAGATATAGCTGGATTAATGCAATATAGTTACGACAAAGATCCTCGTACAGGATATTAAATTAAAAATTATGGCACTAGGTAAAAAAAAATCAGGAATAATACATAATCTCAACGAAAGAGATGTTGGAAAATTAGAAGAAAAATATGATGAAGGATTATTAGCTGACATCTCAATAATGTCAGATGACCATCCTCATTTAGCTGCGTTAGTGTATCAAATAGAATTAATGCAACAGGATATTGATGAGCTTAGAAGGTTCACAGGTATTGAACAGGATGGCAGAATTGATAATGTTGTACAAGAAATAGATAAAATAAATAAAGAGGAAAAAAAGAAATAAAAAAATTATGAAATATATATTAATATTATTATTTATCACAGCACAATGTTATAGTCAAATTGACTTTTTAAAATACTCAACATTCTATACTTCTATGAGTATGAATACTAGTATGATGGAAAGAGAAAACTATATGGCTATTGACAAGGGTTATGAAGATATAACTCAAATAAATGACTACGATTATAATTTAACATTTGGAGTAAGAAAGATTGCTCGTTTTGATTATGAGTATAAAGTAAAAACATGGTACTATGGAACTGAGAAAGCTGTAGCAGATAATGTAACAATTGGAAATGCTATGGGATGGGAGTATTTAGCTAACTATTCTTTTATAAGAAATAGAGGTGACAAGTTTACTGAGAAGAATTTTTGGCTGCGTTATTTAGGATCTAGATGTGTGACTAAAGTTCAACATAAGGACAATCAAAGAGTTAATCTAATGTATAATTCTATAGACACTAGATATAGAATTAATAAGGGCAAATGGGATCTAACATTTGGAGTTTGCTTTAGAAGACATCCTGTTTATGGAGTGAATCCAATAGAAGATTTTTGGACGCCAGGGGAACAATCATTTTCACAGTTAGCAGGCGAATTCGGTTATAGTACTGAGTTTGTAAATGGATCATGGCATTGGTTCAATGAAGGTGAATTGATAGCAACTTCAAATGATGAGTTTTATAAGCACTATTTTGGAGACGCTGTTGCATCTTTTAATGAAAGGGAATTGAATAAAATTGGAGATCAAAATGAAATCAGTGGTGTTGTAGGATTAGCTTATTATAATTATCATGATAACTATTGGATGCATTTTTGGGCTAACGTTATGCCGTATCATTATGGACTAGATGATTATTCTTTTGAATATGGAGAAGATCTAGAACAATTAGATTGGGATTCTGGTCTCATTCTAGGAATTAGAGTCAACAAACATTTTGGAATCTTTGTAGAAGGAACACACCAACGATATTGGAATATACCAGTATATGAGTGCAAATTTGGTTTTAACTATTTAATGTTTTAAAATGAAAAAATTATTATTTATATTATTTATATCTAGCTATGCTTTTAGTCAAACGAATTGTGAATTATGTGTGGAACAAAATGGTTTTTATTGTGGCGATGATGAATCTAATTGGACTCAGTATAGTCCTAATGGTTGCGTGCCTAATGGCCCTGATCTTTATTACCTTAACGATGGCTGGTTGGACTGTGTGGATGGTTCTGATGAAAATGAAGCTATTCCTACAACATTAGAGGATTGTGGATCTTATGGTCCTGAACCTTGTGATACTATTTATGTGTATGAAAATATATATGACACGATCACTGTCACAGAATTTATAGATGTTATAATCACAGAATATATTGATTGCGATTCTGGAATCCCATGTGATACTGCTCTTCAAGAAATATTATTAAAATCTACAACTAACAATAAGATCTATAATATATTAGGTCACGAGATCAAAGAGCCAAAAGGAATTTATATAGTAAATGGACAAATTAAATATAGATTAAAATGAAAATAAACGAAAAGTCAGAATTCACATTAGATCTCAAAACTATTATAATGATAGTTGGTTTTGTAATATCTTTGTCGGCAACATATTTTACTTTGATGGCAGAAGTTGAAATAGCAAAAACTCTTCCTAAGATGCCAATATCAGAAAAGGAATTTGAACTAAAAGATCAGTTGATACGTCAGACAATTTTAAATAATGGAACTCAATTAGAAAATCAACAAACTCAATTGAATAAAATAGAAACTAAAATCGATAAATTAGATGAGAAATTATATAACATTAATAATAAGTAGTGTACTATGTTTAGCTTGTTATTCTCAAGTTAGTGTAATACATTTTAATAGTGATTGGAATGTTGATAACGATTATGATATTACTACTCTTAAAGATTGTGAGAAATCGAATGTAGTTATATGTGATAGTCCTGAGTTGCAGGAGAAATATAATATATTCGCAGTACCCACTATTATTGTATTAGATAATGATATTGAAGTAGTTAGGTTTGAGGCTAATATAATGATGGAATTAGATGTAACTAAAAAAGAAATCCAATCACATATTAACAAAATATATTTAGCTAAATTCGAATGATGCGATTATCTAAAAATTTCACTTTACATGAAATGACAAAAAGCAATACTGCTTTGAGACTGGGTATTGAAAATGATCCTAGCAAAGATGTGGTGAGAAATCTACAGATTATAGTTATGAAAATTCTACAACCTCTTAGAAATAGACTAGGACCAATTAGAATTAATTCTGGCTATCGTTCTGTTGAATTAAATAAAGCAATCGGTGGTTCTTCAAGATCACAACATTGCAAAGGACAAGCAGTAGATCTTAATATAATTATCGATGGAAAATCAGATAATAAATTAATCTTTGATACAGTATTAGAAATGGATCTAGATTTTGATCAGATGATTAATGAGTTTGATTATAGTTGGATTCATATTTCTTATAACAAAGATAACAATAGAAAGCAATTACTAGAGGCTTATAAAAACGTAAATGGTAAAACTAAATATAAAAATAGTATAACAAAAAAGATTTAAAATATGATAAATTGGGTAAATTCCTGGAGATCAGGTAACAAGAAAGATAGATACGAATTAGCATTGAGAATAAGCACGTTGACAGTGTTTGAATTAATGCTTTGTCCTTGCTGGAAATGTGATAACAAAAAAGGAAGTTGTGCAAGGTTTAGATTAATGATATTAAATTTTGGATTTGAATTAATATGATAAAAGGATTGTTGAAATCTTTAGTTGGTGATGCTAGTCAAATAATAGATGATGTAGTTACAACTAAAGAAGAGAAGATAGCATTGAAAAACGCAATGAAAAAAATGTTATTAGAATCTGAGGTTGAGCTTCAAAAGAATATAACAGAAAGATGGAAAGCTGATATGGGTAGTGATTCATGGCTTAGTAAAAACATTAGACCTTTGACATTAGCTTTTTTAATATCATCTACAATGGCACTTGTATTTATAGATGCTGGTTTTATTGAATTTAATGTCAAGGATTCATGGGTGGATCTTCTTCAATTAGTATTAATATCTGTAGTAGGAGCCTATTTTGGAGGTAGAAGTATCGAAAAAATAAAAAAATAATTTGGAATATAGACCGAGACTAACAAAAAATGAATATGATCTTATTAAAGAGTTTAGAAATAGACCAAACATTCTTGTCATTGGTGACACACATATCCCTTTTAATCACCCTAAATATTTAGATTTTTGCAGATCAGTTCAAGAGAAATATAGATGCAGTACTGTGATCCATATCGGAGACGAATGTGATAATGCTGCGTTGAGTTATCATGAAAAACCACCAGAAGCACATGCTCCAGAATCCGAAGCGGAATTAGCATTAAAAGAATTACAGAAATGGTATAGAGCATTCCCTGAAGTTAAGGTTTGTGTGGGTAATCATTCCGCTCTTCCTTTTCGTCAAGCTCAAACAGCGGGTATACCAAAAAGATTCTTAAGAACATACGAAGAAATATGGGAAGCGCCTAAAGGATGGAAATGGGAATTAGAATGGACAATCAATGATTGTATATTTACTCATGGAACAGGAACTAGTGGTCAACAAGCCGCGATTAAACGCGCGATATTGAATCAGCAATCTACTATTATAGGACATACACATTCGTTCGGTGGAGTCAATTATATAGCGTCTAAGAATAATCTAATCTTCGGTCTTAATGTAGGTTGTGGTATAGACATAGATGCATACGCGTTTGCTTATGGTAGAAACTATCCAAGAAGGCCTACACTTGGATGTGGTGTGGTATTAGATAATGGACGATGTGGGCTATTTATTCCTATGGATTTAGGATCTAAATATGTATATAAATAATATACTTATATGATGGGGCGAAAAAAAAAGTGCAATTTTTTTAAAAAAAATGTACCACGTATCCAGATTTTTGTATATTAGCATCAACAAACAACAATTAATTTTAACAAAAAATCTTAGAAATTATGAAATTATCAAACAAATCTATATCAGGAACAAGTTATCACGGGTATACTATCAGATGTACTCCTAAACAATTATTGCAAGTATTTTTTAAATTAGATAAAAGACAAGGTACTATCGATGACGGAAGTTATCATTATGGCTATTCTAATACAGGCAAAGATAAGGTCAATTTAGAATTCAAATTCGAAACTTCAGAAGGATATGTATTTACAGTATATGACTGGAAAGAGTACACAAAGTTAGATGATGAGATCCATTATGATTTTAACATCGGAGGAGCAAGTGCTGAAATAACTAGAATGGCTCAACAAGAATTAGCTGATGAATTAAAAGAAATTCCTGGATCATTTATTCTTAAGAATGACATGGGAGTTAGAATAGCAAATTATAATAAAGCTGAAGAGGAGGAATTTTCAAAGATTGATCTTGAACAATTCACGGATGAGGATTACTTAAGAACAATGGAACATGTTGAAGCTTTAAACAATCCTAATTTCGAATGGGATCAAGATGCTGCGATATGTTTCGCTGAGTTCTACGCTAATAAATACAAATCGGAATTTGGTAAATATTTAGGAGAAAAACTTTGCAAAAAAACTATTAGTAAGAAAGCAAAGATGACGATTTTCAATAAGTTTTACAAATCTTTTATTGTAGCATAGTTTATTTTTTTTTTCATGGGGAGGATCTAGGTCCTCCCTTTTTTTAATAACAAGATCAAAACTATAAGTCGAGCATCACTTATTAAAGTAGTGAATCATGGGCGCAAGTGGAGATTTTTAAAACAACATTAATATTATGAAAGCAATTTTGATTAAGATAAATAAGCCAAGACCATCAATATATGGTGGCACTTATATTCGAACACAATGGAGATCTGTACCTGACAATAAGATCTATATGCTAGATGTATTTGATACTCATTATTTGTCAAAGAGATTCATACCTTATTTACAAGAGCAAAATGTATTTGAAAATTTAAGGACTAAAACAATTAACGGGAAGAACTATATAGATGGTACTTCTAATTTTAGATTTTTAGGAAAGAGACACGTATGAAAAATATATTAAAAGAGGCTCATGAAATAATTCATGAAAGAGCTGAAGAGAAACAAAGATCTTATGGGCCGTTTTCTGCTGGTATGGAAAGAGCAGCGAAGATAGCTCAAGGTATGACAGGAAAAGATCTAACTGCTGAGGATATTTACGCTTGTATGGTAGCTTTGAAACTATCTAGACATTCGTATCATTATAAAAAAGATAACCTCTTAGATGCGGTTGCATACATCGGTGCGTTAGATGATTACATTAACAATTATAAAGATCAAAAGAAATGAGTCAAAAATTTAGATTTTGTTTGAGGTGTCAAAGGATGTCACTCATAGAAATAGACGGATGTTTCGTCTGCAAAGGGAATTTTATTTTAGATAGCTTAAAGCCTGATAGCTTCTTAAGTAATATGAAAAAATATAATCAGGAAAAAATAAAAAAACAAAAACAAAAAACGTTATGAAAATAGGAATTATTGGGATACTACAGAATCCTTCAAAAAGAGAAACTTCTCACAATGCTGGTTGGACTTATACATTAAGATCACAACTAGAAATTAAATACGAAACTACGGTAGATCTTTTAACAGAGAAAGATGATTGGAATAGGTATCAAATATTATATATCACTGAGGGTGTTAATTTTAGGCCTGGTGTTTGGAATTTATTTGGAGGTGTTAGTGATAAATTAGTTTTGAGATTAAATAAGTTATATGATTTTGATGGTAGTTTATATTTTTACGGAAATGAAGCACCTAATTATCTGGATCTAGTTGAGAAAAGAAATATCGATCTTAAGTTTGATTTGAAATTTACTAGAAATTCTTTGCCGAAAAAAATTAATCCAACTCCTTATATTTTAGATCCTGAAAACGTTGTGCTTGGTGATAGTCATGCTATATCTGTATTTGAAGATAGATATGTGATAGATAGACACGATGGACAAACATTGCATGGTGTTTTAGTTAAAGGAATATATAGCTATTTAGAACATTTTAAAAAGCCAATAAAAAAGTTGAGATTATATTTTGGAAACATTGATGTTAGGCATCATTTGTGTAGGTTATATTTTAATGACGAAAATAGATCTATTGCTATTATAGAGTTAGTTGATTCTTATATTAGGGGGTGCGAGTATTTAATTAAAAGAAAAATGGTAGAAGAAATCGAGATCGTTGAACTATTACCTATAGAAGATGAGTCGAGAAAAATACCAAAAACAGGTTATCATAAAGGCCAACCATTTTGGGGTACTAGAGAAGAAAGAATTCAATGCGTAGTTCAATTTAATTTATATTTACAAGAACAACTTATATTGAAAAAAAATATTAATATTTTAAATTGGAATCTTGGTGGATCTTTAGTCAGATTAGATTTTAAAAACATGGAATCAGGATCTAGTGTTCATTTAGCTCCTCATAGTTATATGTATGATTTTATTTCAAGAGGTCTAAGTGTTAAAGTTCAACAAAATATAAATATACCTGATCATAGAAAATATAGCGATCAAGATTCAGTCGACTATCCTATTCAATTCAATCCAATACCTCAAGATGATTGTAGTCATGTATTTAATGTATTTGAAATTAATGAAGATGTATTAGAGGCTATTGATGAGTATCATGAAAAAAGTTTACTAATGCAAAAACATTATTATGACAAAGAGAAGATATATAGTTTAGCTCAAAAAGTAGATGATCCACTTATATTTAATGTACCTATATATGACATGTTAGATCGACGATACGCTGCGTTTAGTAGCTTCTTAGAGGCTATCTTCAAAGGAGATGATGATCCAAAAGGAAATGGAAAATACTTCGTTAAAGTTGATCCAATGAAAAGTGATTTTGAAATGATTTTATTATTCTATCTATTTAGATTATGTGGATCTGGTATTAATTACAAACCTAAAACTAATAACAAACCTTTCGGAACACATGGATTTGGAAACTTTTGGTTAGTTGATTTAATTAAAAATGGAAATTATAATTGGGAGGATTGGTATAAAGAATTGCAAATAATTGATAAACCTTTTACAGATAATAAAGGTTATTTGTTACCTCAATTTAGTTATGAAAATCAAAAAGGAGGACACTTAAAAAGATTCATATTAGAAGAGAGTCTTGATTTAGTTGGTGAATTATATGAATTCATAAGATGGGAAGGTCAAGATAGAACAATAATTGAATGCGTCGATCACATGAATAAATATTTACAGCAAAAAGGATTTAAAAAACAGAATTTTGTTTTATCAGCAACAATGGCGGATATAGCAGAATACTATCCTAAGTACATAGATCCTAATTCAATGATATATGCAGGAACTAATGCGAAAAAATGTATAGATCTTATATTCAAAAAAGTTGGTAAATGTTCTAGATTAGAATTTGAAAGTGCTTGTATTCAATTTTTAGCTGATAGGTATGATTCTAATCCTTATTCTGTAGAAGATTCTAGGCTTTGTGATATTATTAGATATTTTAAAGAATACCAATCTAAATATCATATAGAAAAAAACAATGGAAAGATCATGGAGAATAATTGTATATTGAAACAAAAATGGGGTATTAATAAATATAAAGAATTCGTATCATGTATGTAAATAAGACAACTAATCCAAATGAGATTAAAGATAATAAAGGTCTACATTATTATTTAGATCTAACTAAAGATTTTAAAAGTTCATTCAAACCGTTTAAAATTATTAAATGTAATGGCTTTAATATAATAGATGAGTCTCAATCTAACCCAGTAGGTGCTAAGGCTAGGTTTGGTGAGTTTTTAATGACAAAACTTAATAACTATAAGGAAATAGTTTACGTTCAACCACGTCGAGGTTTTGCGGGTATTAGTTTATCTTATTTATGTCAGATGTATAATAAGAATTTGACGTTAGTAATGCCAGCATCTAAGAAATCATCAGATCATCAAAGACTATGTATAGAATATGGAGCAAAACCATTATTCTTAAGGATAGCAGCGATGCCAAATGCTAATCAAATAGCAAAGAGATATGCAGAACAAGAAGGTGCTTTTTTTATACCATTAGGACTTCAACATGAATACGTTGTTGCTGGAGCTGTAAGATCTATTTATGATTATTTTAAAGACAAGGAACATCCTAAAAGAATGTGGTGTGTAATTTCTACAGGTGTATTATCTAGATCACTTCAAATAGCTTTGCCTAATACTAAGTTTCATAATGTTGCTGTTGCTAGAAATATACAACAAGGAGAATTGGGACGTGCTATGTTTCATTCATATCACAAAAGATTTGAAAGTGTATCTGATTATGTGCCAAAAGAATTTAATTGTGAACCTTCTTATGATTCTAAAGGTTATCACTATATGATGAAATATGGAAGAGAAGGAGATTGGTTCTTTAATGTAGCGGGTGATGCTCCTAAACCAACATTAAAATGGGAGGATGTTGATTCATATAGAGATTGGGGTGATTTTAAAGATTTTAAAAGAGTAGTGATATGAGAAATTTTATAGACGCTAATACAGCTTTCGAGTTTTGGTATAATATGATTAATAATGCTGGAGTAGATTTTGATAATACAAAAGCTTTATTCAATGTTGGTTTTTTAATAGATCAACCGAGTAATAATATTATAACTAATAAAGCTAGAAAATGGAAACAAGATTATGCTGAACTAGAATGGAGATGGTATGAATCAGGAAATAGTTCTGCTAAAGAGATAGCTAAACATGCGAAGATATGGTATAAATGTATGGATGAGAAAGGAAATGTTAATTCTAATTATGGATGTCATTGGCAAGAGAATAATCAATTAGAATATGTTATTGATGAATTAAAAAAGAATCCTAAAAGTAGAAGGGCATCAATTAGTATATACAATGGAAAGGATAGGTATAATTGGGAGAATGATACTCCTTGTACTTATGCTATTAATTTTTATATATATGATAATAAATTAAATATGAATGTAATGATGAGATCTAATGATCTTTGGTATGGATTTTGCAATGATCAGTATTGTTTTTCTAAATTAATGATATTAGTATCTCATGAATTAGATGTTGAATTAGGTAAGTATTATCATTTTGCAAATAATTTACATATATATAATAACTTTTTAAATAGAAAAATATGAGAGACTATATAAGCAAAGCAGAGATGCAAGCATTAGAAACAATAATAAGAGAATTACCTAAGCTAAATAAGGTCTTAGATAATATATTAACTGAATTAAAAAACGATAAAAAACAATAACTATGGAATACTTTAAATATACACAAATAAGAGAATGGGCAGAAGAAAGAGGAATCTACAAAAAAGGAGATCCTAAAACTCAAACCTTAAAACTTCAAGAAGAGGTTGGCGAATTAGCAAAAGCAATTTTGACAAATAACAAATTAGAAACTATAGATGCAATTGGAGATTGCGTAGTAGTATTAACTAATTTAGCTCATCTTTGTGATCTTAGAATCGAGGATTGCGTAACTCATGCAATTGAAGAAATATCAGATAGAAAGGGTACTATGAAAAACGGTACTTTCGTAAAGGAATAAACAATTGATTGTTAATAAGTAACTAACTAAAAATTTTTGTATTAGAATTATTAATAATAGTTTTGATCAAACAAAAAAAATTAAGATGGCAAAATTAATATTATACTTATGTGCAACCTATATGATAGGTAGATTTTTAGTAACATTGATTTTCAACGTTTAGCATAGTAGGATTCAGATTCTATTGTTTACTTTTGTATGCAATGGAATATAAAGATTTTGAAGACGAATTATATTATTTGCTAGATCTATACGATATTGAAGCAGATAATGATCGTGATAAAAATAGAAATGATGCTCTTAGATTATTATTAGAAGTAAAATCAACTAGAGCAACTCAAACTATAACGGATCAAAAGATAATTAATGTATATGATAAAAAAGGTATTGAAGGAATCAAAAAAATGTTTAAGCGTAATGTATGTTATTTTTATAGCACGGATTTTTGTTACCGTATACTATTTTATCATTACAAGAATAATTGGAAAGAAATAGAATTATTAATAAATAATAAACTAAATGAAAGAAATATCTAACACTGATAAAAACATAGCTGTAAAAATATTATTATCAAAATTTCAAGTAAAAGATCTTTTTGATAGAAGAGTCTTATTACACTCATTAGGAGTTAATAAAGAAAAATTAGAATCATATAGTGCGAAAGAATTAGATGATTGTTATAAAGCTATTGTTGTTGAATATATAGATCTAGTAATAAAAGAAGGACAAGAAAACGTTGTCCCAAATGAAGATTTTTTATTAGTATCTCAAATTTTATCAAATCAACAAACTGAAAAATTTAATCAATTAAAAGAAAAATACAATGAATAGAGATAAGTTAAAAGATATATATAAAGAATATGATCTAGAAAAGGATGATATTTATATGTTAAAATTTGGAGCGGTTGAAAAACCAATTATAAAAAGATGTGGAATAGAAAAAATTCAAAATAAGTTAAATGTATCTGTCCAATATAAAGTAGAAAGTTTATCTGACAACCATAAAAATGTTGTAATAATGGCTAGAGGTGTTATAATGGGATTAGATCCAAATACAAAAACTAAAGTGCCTCAAAAAGTTATGGAAACATTTGGTGAATGTTCTCCTGAGAATAATACTCAAAAATACCCTATAGCTATGGCAGAGAAAAGAGCATTGGCTCGTTTGATAATTAAAATGGCTGATCTTCATGGAATGCATTCAGAAGATGAGGCAGAAGAATTTAAGAAAAAATAACAACATGGAATCAATAAGCAAAAGATACCCTATTGACGAAAACAAAACAATTCGTAATTGGGTTATATTTGGAAAGGGTTATCGAAACGTAAGAGTTGAAGATAGCAATACAGGTAGAGAATTTAGTGATATAGAATTTGGTTACGGTCAAATTAATTTCAAAGGATCTAAAGATCAATTAATGAATTTAGTATTGGAATTATATAGAGATGAGCGTGATTTTAAAGTGATTGATTATTTCGAGAAAGATTCGGACGAATATAATTTGTATGTATATGGTCCTGATAATATCTTAAAAAAATGAAATCAGTAGAAAGATTAATACGTATTGCTTGTCATTATAACAAGATCAAATTTAATGAATTTTATAGAGAATATAAATATACTAGAGTTGTAGATTGTAAAGCTATGGTATATACTTATTTAAAAGATAGTTATAAAATATCATTATTTGAAATATCAGAATTATTTGACAAAGATCAAGATTATATTAAGAAATATTTAAAACATCATAAACAAGAATATGAAGTTATTAATCATTATACTAAATTATATCAAAATACAAAAACACAATTTGAAAATTGGTCACATACTGAATTAGATCTTGCTTATAGTATTACTAAAACTAAGTATGATTACGATAATGAAATTAAGTATGAACAGATCTTAAATGAAAATTGTCAATTAAAATATCAATTAGAAAAATTAAAAAGAAAAACTTATGTCTGAATTATATAAAAAAAGAGGTCAAATTCTAAATAAAAGAATTGAAACAATAGAATTGAAAGATGGAGAAAATGCTAAAAAATTATTATTCACAATTGAAGAAGCGACAGATTTTAAAAATAAATATCAATTTGAAATTTTTGGAAATGCAGCGGTAGATTTGTTAGAAGGTAATATAAAACAAGATAGATTCGTTACTGTTCATTTTTATATAAAATCAAATGAATGGAAAGATAGATTTTTTAATACTTTAATGGCAAAAGAAGTAATACCTCAAGATCCTTTAGAATTATATAAAGACAATGAAGAAAACAATAATGATGTACCTTTTTAAAAATAAACAACAATGGCAAAATTTAGACAATTACATACAAGCTTTTGGAATGATCCATTAGTATTAGATCTAACACCTGAACAAAAATATTTCTATATATATTTATTAACTAATCCTAAGGTGTTACAATGCGGTATTTATGAAATTAGTATAAGACAAATAGCTTATGAAACAGGATATGATCAGAACGCGGTTTTATCACTTCTAACGCACTTTGAGGGTATTAATAAGATAAAATATAGCAAAAAGACAAATGAGATCGCTATAATAAACTTTTTAAAGTATAATTATAGTAATTCTCCTACTGTAAAAAAATGTATTGAAAAGGATTTTGAATTAGTTAAAAATAAAGATCTTATATCGTATGTATACTGTGTAGATACACTAAATATAGAGTATACTAGTAATAATAAGAATAAGAATAAGGATAATAATAATAATAAGAATTCTAATAAGAATATAGAAATAAGAATTGCGGATTTTGAAAAATCCGTTTTATCCTATAATGAATTTAATAATATTAATAAAGAATTTTTTGAGTATTGGTCTGAAACTAATCCAAGTAATACAAAAATGAAATGGGAATTAGAAAAAACTTGGGATCTTAAAAAAAGACTACAAAGATGGGCTAATAATAATTCTAAATTTTCAAATAGTAAAAATACTATGCCAGATTATTATGACAAAGCTTATGCTAGTAGAATAGCTCAAGATCAAACAAAACAAAGAGAATATAGACAACATTTGATGTCATTAGGATATGAACAAAAACATAGTTATAATGGAGAGCCTACTTGGACTAAAAAATGAAAATTCACACTAAAATATATATGACTTATTTTGACTATATCATGGATGACTTTATTCCTTGTGAAATGTGTACTCAAAGAGCGGTAGATATACATCACATTGAGCCTAGAGGTTCTGGGGGCAGTAAAACTAAAGATTTTATTGAGAACCTTATGGCTCTTTGTAGATCATGCCATATAAGAGCTGAAAATAGCAAAGAATTTAATAAATTATGTAAAATAGAGCATCTTAGAAAATTGATAAAAAAATTAGAGAATGAAATATAAGAAATGTAAATGTAATAGCTCAATTAATTCAACTAATTATACAGATTTGATATATAATAGTAGTGAAAATGTTAATTATATAGAAGAGTTAAATACAGACCTAACTAATGAAGAAAAGCAATTATTGAAAAAAATATGTATAAAGATCTTAAAGGACATAGTATAATGAATTATTTAATTAGTATATTTGTAATTCCTTTCTTAAGGTTTTTTGTTGTTGTTGACAGAGGCTTATTTGTGGTTCGCTGCATATAGGCCTTTGTTGTTTAAAGATTAATGTATGACTAAGATATATATAGATAGAGAAGACTTATTGCAACAGGCTTATGGTAATATATACAATACTGAATATAGTACTAAGATAACCATATCTGTTAAGAACAGTGTATTGGCATTGTTTAAGGATATTAAGAAGGATCTTAAGCATATAGATATAAACCTAAGTAATGCACAACTGTTTGAGATGATGGTGATAGAGATGTATAATAGTAATAAGGATCAATATAAGTAGTATGCCTAATATACCTACACATACAGAATATAAATGGATACGAAGACGTGTTAAGACTAATACATCTTATTCTAATCCAGAGCATGCTAAACTATATAACAGTAAGAGATGGAGATCATTAAGGTCTAAGTATATACGGTACAATCCTGTATGTAAGGTATGTAGAGATAATAATATAATTAAAGATGCTAATGTAGTGGATCATATACAACCTGTATCAGAAGGTGGTAGCTTTATTAATTGGTCTAACCTACAGTCTCTATGTACATCATGTCATGCAAAGAAGACCGCTAATGAAGTAAATAATAGAAGAAAAAAAAAATATAAAACAACTAATAACTAAATAATATTTATTCTTTGAAGAGGCATAGGAGGGTATGCCATATAAATCATAGAATATATATTATAAAACAACGTGGCCCCACTCTCTTTCTTTCTCTCCT